TTCGAGTTTTTTCTGGGGTTCACTTGCGCCAACAACATGCACGTGAATGTGCTGGCTTTTTTCTTCACCTTCGCCGTAGGAGATCGCTCCTTCGGTATCGAGGGTGTTTAACGCCTTCGTCATGGCGTTGGCATCCTGAGTGCGGAATGCCTTCAAAATGCTTTCTTTAAGATTAAGTTTTGACATGAAATCGCTCCTTTTATCACCAATTGAACAACGGATCCCAGCGCGTCCGCTTTCAACAAGCGCAACGTGGTTTCCAACTATATCGTATTGCCGTCCGCGGCCCGGCTCTAGTTCTTCATATTCAGCGTCATACCCACAGGAGATTTCACGCTTGCCGTCGCGGACGGCCTTGATTGACTCAATATCAGTTATCAACAGATCCGCGAAAAGCAGATCATCGTCGATGCCGGCGCCACGGCGAACGTTCTGCACGACGCCGCTGGCATATTCTTTCCAATTTTCAGGCCCCACGTTTACCGGGGGGTGGTCATTGGTTACGGGCTTTCCTTCGAAGGAGGCAACAGCCTCATCGCGGAAAACCTCGTCATCTTCACGGACGATGCGGACGAGGCCGGCGCCGTCAGCGGTCACCGGAACTTCCTTATAGGTGTAAAGCTGAATGCCGGTGCGTGCGATCGGCACGTTGTAGCAAATCAGGAATCCCTCTGGCGTTTCCGCCATGTTTTCGCTTATCTCCGATTCAGCGTAGAAGCGGATCTTTGCTGAGTCCTGAATGCTTTTTCCCGCCTTGCGATAGGCAGCAGCGCCCGCTTGCCCCAGATGATACCCAGTATCTGGTGAAGATCCGGAAGCAAGCGGCATGCTAATTACGATTGACGCGCGCCATAGGTGAAGGTCAAGCAGAGCGCCGTATAGGTCGGCGTGCCGGTGGTCGTGGCGATGGCATACACGTTACCTGAAGAATCGCCCTGCAGTTCGAGGCCGATATTGGCAAGCGTGTTGCTCTTTACTGCGGTGCCCATGGCATCATAGGTTGCCGCGGTTAAATCGATCTTGCCGAGATAGTTCGGAAGATCGGCCGCTGCCAGCACAAGAGCGCCGTGATCGGTGTACGTGCCGCCGGTAGGCGTTGCTTTGAAGAAGAAGATCGACAACTGCGCGGCCTGCGCAGCAGCATCAATAACCGATACGCTTTCCAAAAGGCCTAGCGTGCTCGCGCCGCGCATTAAGCCGGTGAGGGTTTGGATGCCGCCGACGACGTTGTTTGCGGAGTATGAGCTTGCGGTCACCGTCGGGTTTACCTGAACGATTTTGCGGGGCTCTTCCACAACGATCGGATCAACGCCCGAAGCAATAATTGCTGCGCCGCGAGCGGTGGCCTGTGCCTCAACCATTTGACCGGTCGTGACGGTGGGCTGCGTGGTATTGAATACGCTGCCGATCTGCACCGGATTGCCTGCCTTAGCAGCGGCGCTTGCAGCGGCGCCAACCACGGTTGGGCGGCCGGAGGTATCGGTCGCAAGATTGCGGGCGTTGGTGCCGTCGGATCCGGCCACGAGGACGGGGTTGTTAACGGCGGCGGCGCCATTGGCGGCTTTACCACCAATATTGCCCAGCGTAATGCTGCTGGCATTGAGTACGACCACATGCTGCAGGTCGGTCACCACGTTGCCGAGATAAGCTACCGTGGTGGTGCCGGTCATGGCGGCGGTGGCACGCACGCGAACCTGCTGGTTACCGGCGGCGATGCCTTGGAAAATGCCGTTGCTGGTGGCGCTCTGTATTACGGTGTCGACGCCTTCAATGAACACATCGGCCGCTGACCAGTTTACGCCATCGGGAGATTGTTCAAAAGAAAGGGTGCCTGTCCACGTTCCGGACAGTTCGACGGAATAAGCGCCGCTGCCTAAAACGTATTGAGCAACGACGGATCCTGCAGTGGCTGCGCCAGCATAAATTACTTGACCGCCTTGGCCGGTGGTGTTGGTGGAACCGGTATCTTGAATCGTGATCGTGTTAGCCATGTTTAGCTCCTTGGTTAAAATTATGTAATTGTTTCTGGGACGTCCGGCGCTGCGTAGCACCGGCAGTTAAAGACTGCGCCCGGGTGGGCGTGGATGCCGGGGTCGCACTCCGGCGGGTTATCCCAGCTGAAGTGGCGGCCATTGAGCTTGCGATGCATTGGCCTTACCCGGCTATCGCCCGCCGTCACCCATTTATAGGTTTCGGCGCCGATATGTTGTGCGCGCGCCATAGTGAGGGCGGTGGACGCCCGGCCAACTTCGGTCCGGGCAATCAGCATTGCGCGAGATTCTGTTACTTCGCCGCTGCGCGCGATCTCTTTGGCGATTTCCTTGGCGCGGCCTGAGTCAGCCATGGCTTCCCATACGAGGTCATGCACACGGTTGCCCGCGTCGATCGGCAGGCTCGTGATGAGCGTTACCTGCAGGCTTACCCAATCTCGGGCGGCCTGCCCAACGGGGGCGGATTTGATTTCTTCCCTGAGAGCCACCGAGGCTTCTTTGGTTTCGGCAGCCCACGCCCGGCGATCTTGCCGATCAGCGTGTGCAATAATTTCCTGCGCCTTGCGCTTCGCCCATGGCTCAAGCACCTCGGCATATTTCTTCAGTATGTCCTGCAGCTTGACGAGATCGCCGGGAGCCTCAATTCGAAATCCCTCAATTATCCTCCCCACTTCCCGTGCTACTTTTCTTAGATCCTTCTCGTACCTTTTCACCACTGACTGCGGCTTCTCCCACGGGCTTTTCTTGTCCTTGTCCTTGTCCTTCGCCATCGGGATCCTCTGTCAACATGGTGGGCGGTAGGGATTCAGCCTCTTTTATGGCCTCATCCGTGATATTCGAGAACATGCCGGTGCGATCGCTGAGTTGGCGGAGTTCTTTGAGCGTGGTTTCAGCGTCGGTAACTCCGGCTTCGAATGGCGTCATTATGGCGCGCACGCTAATATCGGCGGTTTCGGCTTTTTCTTTCTCCGTCATCTGCCACAGCGGGTTGAACGAGAATTTAAACCCGTCGGGTAGCGATTCCCCGCGCGTCGACAGCGACACTATTTCGAGCACTTTCTTTAACGGGCGGCGCAGGAGGTTTTCCTGCTTTTTGCGTATGCCGTCGTAATAGGTGCGAAGATCGGATTCTCCGGTGGCGCTCAATCCTGCTGGCGATTGACCGAATAGGCGAACCAGCGGTATTTCAAGCGCGCCGGCAAGCTGCTGACCAAATTGGAGGAGAACGTCATCCAGACCAGCAAAGCTAAATTGATGCGTGTCGAATTCATCTTCTAAATCCACCATCGTTATGCCTTCGTTGCTCTGCACGCGACGAATGGCCTCTACGTTTTTGGTTAAGCCCTCGAAGGCTTTGCCGCCCGACGATACAATCTCGCGCAGGCCCTTAATTTTCCACGTGCGCAGGTAAGCACGATATACCAGCTGCGCGACACCAGTGGTGGTGCTATCGAAGGCGATTAGGCGGTCATTGAGCCGCTCGATAATGGACTCGCCCCACAGGGTATCTACCGTCTTTTGGTAATGCGGCATTTCAATGGCGTCGAAGCGAATAACGCGACTGTGGTGGATATTACCCAGATCCGGCAATATCGCATCCGGCACCGAGCGGTAATACTTTGGCATGCCCATTTGCGGGGACATATCTTTTATCAGGTTGCCCATCGAAGGAACGACCTGCCAGCGATCAATCGGCAAGATGCCCCTAAACTGGCCTTCCCCGATGGTGCTGATATCCAGCGGCGTGTCGAGCTTCTGTCCATCAATAAGCAGCAGGCCGAGGCAGGAGCCGTATAGCCGTGCCCATTTGATAACCTTGTTCATCGAAGGCCAGATTTCGAGGTCCTCGATGGCCTCCATCAGATCTTCTTCCTCGCCGGGATCCATGTCGCTCTGGAAATCGATGCCCGCCTGCGTCATATCGTCGGCAGGGACGTCGACTGCAGCGCCGACTATCCAACTGCCGCGATACATCGCCTCGAGAAGGATTCTGTTTTTAGTGAGGAAGTTAAAAGCGTATGTGCTGGCAGTATTGACGTTATTCGTGCCTATGCCAATCGCCGCCGCAAAGTTTGCGAAACTATCGTGTGTCCCTGCTTTTTGAACCGGCAGCACTGGATCGGGCGTTTTATGTCTTTTCTTTCCCATGCTAATGCGGCCCTATTGTTGGATTCCAGTTCAAAAGATATATGAAGTTTGTCGCCGCGATATCATTTGTCGCCGCGGCAAGTATTATTTGATGCCCGAGTATTTTCAGGCGATCAGTGGGCACCAGCCAGCGGAAGCTGTTTATTTCGTCTATGGCGTCGTGCGCCGCTATTCTGCCAGCTTTTCCCATATACCGAGGAACCCCCTCCGCGTAATATAGCCATCAAGGCTATACCGGCAGGAATCCCAGCCATGGTTGTTTTTATCGACGATGATCGGCAGTACATCGCCGGTCACTTTGTCGACCTTGTATTTGTAGAGCACCGCCTCTTGCGCCATGCGCGGGCAGCGCTCGTGAATGTAGATATGCTTGAACCCCTTGAGATGGGCAATACCATCCTCAACACAGCCATCCCATTTCGCGGCGGCATCGATATTGAAGCCCTGCCGGCGCATGTAGCTGATGGTCTCTGGGCGCGAGCTATCGGCCTTGATCGGCCACTCGCGGGCGGTAGGGATGGAGTCAAATAACTGGGGAGTTTCATCGATCTCCACCCCATACCCGAATGCTTCATAATCGATATAGAGGCATTCATCTTTAATAAAGGAGCGCAGCAGCACGCAGGGGTCGTTTGCGAAGCCCCAATCGGCGCCGTGGTAGAATCTTACGCCCGGCGGAGTCTCGAAGGATTCCACCGACACGCGGTTACGAAATATGACTGCATTGCTAAGGACTCGGCATTGGCCTTCCCAGACGTGCTGGTAAGCCTCCGGGTCGGTGGCGAGCATATAGCGGCGCTCGGTATCGAGCACCTTGGGGAACCAAGGGTTATCCTGCCAGCCCACCTTGCGCACGATGGAGCCCGGCGGGGGATTGGAGATAAACCGCTTGTGCATCGGCAGATCTTCTTCTTCCGGGTTCAGGCTGAACCAGAGCTCAGATCCTTCGGAGCGGATGGTCGGTATCAGAAGCTCGAGCGATTCCTCGCTTGCGCGCTGGGCTTCTTCGAGCCAGCAAATATCCACACCCTCGGTGGACTTTATTTCGTGAATATTGTGGTGCAGCCCTTTGAACAGGAATTCGGAACCACAGTCGCTGGTTATGCTGTTTTTCGTGACCGTAAAGTATGGATATAGGCCAAGCTGATCGATCTGCGCGCGAAGCAGCTTATGCACCGAATCCTCAATGCTGCTTTGAAATTCGCGGGCACAGAGGATGCGCTTCTTTGACTGATATGCCTTGAGCAGCAATATCCGTGCAAAATGCCAGCTCTTCGCGCCACCGCGCCCGCCGTACCATACCTTGTATCGGGCGGGGTGCAGGAGGTCGATAAACGCTGGGGCTATTTCACACTTTATTGTCATGGCCGTGTGGCATGACGACGATTAGCTCGACGTTCGGGTGCGACACCTCCGGAGAGGCGCTGGCCGGCGGCAATACCGGATCGGAAGCGCGCGGCGGAACCATGCCCAGCTGCGTCTTGCAGAGCAGCGATATCGCGGCCATGCTGCCTTCCTCGGCTTTCTTGAACAGCTTTTGCCGTAAAGAGGCATTGCTGCGATTCCTGCCGTTCTTATATATCTCGGCGTAAATAGGCTCTTTTTTCCTGCGTATCAGCGTCCGCTGAGATATGCCGAACACTGCGGCTATCTCTGCATCCGTGCAGCCCATGTAAACCAGCTGCTCGAGAGCCTTAGCGTTTAATTCTATTTTTGCTTCCGTCATAAGGCTATGCGGCAGGCGCGGCGGATCTGAGGCTATCGCTCAGGCGCTCCGCGGCCAGTTGGTTAAAGGTTTTGTCCGAGCCTTCAAGCCGGGCTTCTTTGCCGGTGAATGCCTGCCAGCGCCGGACGGCCATATCCACATAAAGCGGATCGATCTCCATAGCGAGGCAGCGGCGTCCGGTCATATCGGCGGCGATGATCGTCGTGCCGGAGCCGGAGAAGGGTTCGTATATTGCGTCGCCTATGGCGCTGTTATTTTCAATCGGGCGCTTCATGCACTCCACGGGCTTTTGTGTGCTGTGGGTGGTCTCAGCGTCCTGCCCCTGCGAGGTTATCTCCCAAAGGGTCGTTTGCGCGCGATCGGCTTCCCACGAGTGGTTGGAGCCTTCGCGGACGGCATACCAGCACGGTTCGTGCTTCCAGTGGTAATTGCCGCGGCTCATCACCATCAAGGGCTTGGCCCAGATAATCTGGGATTTTAATACAAAGCCGCAGGCGATCAGGCTATCGGCCACGGTGTGCGCGTGGAGGCCGCTATGCCAAATATAGGCCACGGAGCCGGGGAACAATGCCCATGCAGCACGCCAATCAGCCGTGTTGTCGTTGTTTACTTTTCCCATACGATCGGAGTTAGTCACGCCGATGCGCTTTCTCCACTCGGGGTCGTAATTCACACCATACGGTGGATCGGTGACCATGAGGTGCGGTTTGGCACCGCCGAGCAGCGCCGCAACGTCGGTGGCATCGGATGAATCACCGCAACGGAGCCTATGGTCGGCCATAAGCCATACCTCTCCCGGCGCTGCCACCGCAACGGAGCCTATGGTCGGCAGTTGATTCGGATCGATATCAGATCCATGCCGGAATAATAGGCCCTGCAGTTCGCGGTCGTCAAAGCCGGTAAGGCTCAGATCGAGCCCCATATCCCGGAGCTCTTCCAGTTCGAGCGAGAGCAATTCCCGTTCAAAACCGGTTTCATCATGTGTGCGGTTATCAGCGAGGCGATACGCCTTCTGCTGCTGTGCGTTTAATTCGTGTGCAATATCCACCGGCACTTCGGTTAACCCTAATTTCTGCGCTGCGAGATAGCGGGTATGGCCAGCGAGGATTACGCCATCGCCGCTTACCGACAAAGGCTGCCGGAAGCCGAAAGCTTTTATGCTGGCCGCGACCTTATCGATCGCGCTTTGCGGAATGACGCGCGCATTGCGGGCGTATGGTATTATCCTATTGATCGGCCATGACTCTATTTGCATAAATCCCCTGCTCTATATGACAGAAATATCGGAGCTATATGCAAAAAAGCCGGTCAAAATGTCAGTTTTTAGTGACACTTCGAGCGGCCCTTGGAAAGCATATTTGCATAAAACTTCGGCTAACACAAGCATTATTTTCACCGCTCCTCTTTCCGGCGCCGGGCGGCATCGCGCAATGGCTCCATAAGCTCAGAGAGCCTATCGAATGCACGCACATAGATGGTTGCACGCTGCCGGGCAATATATCGTTCCTGTGGGGATGCGCCGGGCCGATAGTCACCGGCTATAAATCTCTCATGGGAGGACGCTGGGGTATATATCGCTCGCTCGATGGTATTTTTGTGCTGCAATGACAGTTTGGTAATGATCGTGTGAAATTCGTTGACGCTCTCCACGCCGTCATGCGCAAGGATCCGCTCCATTTCCCTTATCTCTGAGGAATATACCCGGTTATTGCGATAGCCGAGCTTGGCGCGGTAGCAGGTTTGCCAGAGCTCATAGGTGCGGGCATCAGTAACATGCTGGCTATTGATATACTCCCGGTCATAGAGAAAATTGAGGACGTTGTTTATAATGGCCTGTGCGGCCTGTATTTCGCCCGGCTCGTTGCGGGAAGCTTGGTCTTGGGTGGGCTCCTTGCGCTGGATCAGCATGTCGCCCTTGGCGGCTCTTTCGGGAGTGATGAGGGGTTCGTCGTCGGGAAGCCAAACTGCGCGATCCACATCGCTTTCTTCGCTATCAGCCCGATTTCGCCGCATTATTTAGCCTCCCCAGAGCATTTATGCAAAATTGATACTATCGCAGCCCTTTGATATGTCAAAGCTTTTATGGGACAGGCGTCACATTCCAATTTTACTTGAAAATGTGGGGTTGCAATATCCAATGTGGTATTATATGATTGGTGTCACGAATTGAGCAACCTAACCCAAAGGAGAAGCCAAAAAATGACTCACTATTACGCCGCAAGAAAAGGATTCGATACCATCTGCATAAGCCGGGATCTTACCCCATGCCTTCGCGCTATCGCCAAAGCACTGGGGAAAATTACCAGCACCGTGACGGTCAAAGAGGCCATGGACGCAGGATATAGCATTGGAGGGATTTATGCCTAAAGCACAATACACGCCGAGGCCTTGGACAACGCAAGGCGTCAAGCATCAGGCATGGATTGCCAACGTAGGCAATGGTGAAGATGCCCCGCAAATATGGACTGAAAGGCAATTTAAACCCGGAGAGCAGTTCGAATGGGGTGATCGCAATGCAGACGCCCGCCTAATCGCCGCCGCGCCTGAGTTGCTGGAGGCTTTGGAAGCCTGCGAAGCATATTATGCTAAAAATGGCGGCCCCCGCCTACAGTGGGATAACGCAAAAGCCGCCATAGCCAAAGCGAAGGGGGAATAGCCATGCACCCAATCGCAGCGGCATTCATCATCGGCGGGTTCATCATCGCCAACAAATCCACCGCTACGTGGCAACACGTTATCGTCGGATCTCTTTTCATCATCATCGCAACTGCAATTTCAGTATAGGAGATAACTATGCCGTTTTATGAAGCCGCGCTTACTGCCACAGAACAAATGAAAAAAGAGGAGGCTCTGCCAAAAATTACAGGCATCCCACAAGCCGGATTTAAAGCCAGCGGATCGCTGACCAATACGGCAGTGCTATGTTTTGTGCTCGGGTGGCAGGGAGGAACGGTATTTCAGGTGGCAGAAGCCCTTCGATGCGATACAGACGATATTCTCGAAGCGGACTATGATGGCATGGGAATTCTATGCCGGCGCGCACAGACGGTGCGGGGCGGTAACTATGCCGAGTGCAAATATCACCTGCATGAATGCGTCCACCACTTAAAATTAGATTATAATGGGCATATGCATCCGGCTTGGCTGCAGGCGGCAATTCGGTTCATCAATTACCTGCAGGGATGCTGAAATATTACTCTACTAAACCCCATGGAGCGGGATAATCATCATGTTCATAAGGTCTATAATTTTCATCATGAACTGCCCGGTGACAGGGAGCGCACAGTGTTACAAGATTCTTCGGGGAATTATTGCTGCGCGTATAATCAATGTGATGAACATTAAGTGCCTCATCGTTTCCATCATCCCCACATATTCGACAAATATAATCATCTCTATCAAGAATCTTTTTTCTGATTTTAGGCCAGCTAGGAATATTCACATTAGGCCGATTGGCCTTTTTCCATTTATTATACTTAGCAACTTTAGTTTTCATATTAACCTATAATAAGGATATTTATGCATAAATCAATCATTCCGGCGGTCGCTTTGGGACTGTTCATCTGGCTCTGCTGGTTTAGTTATCATTTTCATCCAGAAAGCGTTGGGTATGATTCGAAGGTAATTGAACAGCAAAATGCTCTGGTCGCTCGGGCGCTGCTGGGTGAAAACGGGCGGAAGCCACATGGGACTATGACTGCGCGGGAACGGGCTGTGGCGCTGCTAAGTCTATACCCAGATGAATCGGAAAATCCCCAGCGATAATCTCGGCGCTGACGAGCTCGGGGCGAATAAGGTTTGTCTCGATGTATTCAATACGCCGGATTGCCTCATCGCGCAAAGCGAGGTTTTTTGAGAGCAAATGGCGGCTAAGATTTAGGATCCATTGCCGATAGGTTTCGTTCTTCAAAGTGCGCGCCGAGGCATATACTTTCCCAAGATCCACGCGCGCAGCCAATGCCCATTCATAGGGTTTAACCTTCGGTTTGGGTGCAAGATTGAGAACTTCTGGGGTGGATTTAGCTTTCATGAATAGCTGCCTTTGGCTGAGGGTTTCGTAATATTATCGTTGCTCAATCCGCCACAATGGCGCGGCGGGCATTTCGTTATGGAAGCATTCCGATGCCTAAGCACAAAATCTTCCACGGTCTTTTTGGGCTGATCGTAAAGCTCGGCTATCTCGTCCATGCTCATGCCATTGGCAAGCATGTCGTGGATATCCACCAGATCCCCAGCCTGCAACGTGCCGTCCTCGCGCTTGCCAGCCCATCCGTTCTTGGCCTTTTTATAGCCATAGG